ATGCTACCGCAGATGTTCCTGTAGGCGGCGAATATATGAATGTTAAAAAACTGTTTCCTAAGAAAAAGAAAAAGAAAACATATGAAGATATGTTTCAAGGACTTAATCCTAAGTCAGAAATATATGTAGATATGGACGGAGTACTCGCAGACTTTTTTGGCGAGTGGAAAAGACTAGTTGGCAAAGATTGGCGCGAACTAGGTAAAGATGAAATTGAACCAGCACTTAAAAAAATTAGAGACGAAAAGGATTTTTGGTTAAACATTCCTTTTACTTCTAATGCTAAAAATTTACTTGGTATTATTAAACAAGTAAAAGGCGATTACAAAATTCTAAGTTCACCATTAGCAAATGATCCTAATTCAGAACCACATAAGCGTGAATGGATTAAAAAGAATTTAGACTTCTTCCCGCCAAGCGAAGTCATCATAACAAAGGATAAGGCGAAGTATGCTACTAACTCCGACGGCACACCTAATATCCTAATTGACGATTATGGTGTAAACATAAGTGCGTGGGAAAGTGCCGGAGGCATAGGGTTCAAACACAAGGATCACAAGTTTGAACGTACTGCTAAAAAATTAAAAGCAGAGATAGAAGAAAACTTTCAACATTTAGTTAGAGAACATATTGAAGAAAACTTTGCAGATGGTAAGAAAAAAGGTAAAAGCAGACCAGGACGTGTAAAACGTGCAGGTGCTAGTTGTAACGGGTCCGTTACATCATTACGTAAAAAAGCAAAGAACGCATCAGGCGAACGTGCAAAGATGTACCACTGGTGTGCTAATATGAAAAGCGGAAAGAAGAAGAAATAATGTTTAGTAAACAATGTAAACTACACCTAGAGAAAGTAGGAGAAACTGGAACACAGCATATGCTTAAAGCACTTAAGACTGCTGTAAAACTGCAATGCTTAGTACCTGCACTAATTGTACACAGTATTGCTCCAAGATTCTTTACAAATACAGCATCGCGTGTAATGAAGGATATATTAGATGGAAGAAATAGACATTAAGCATTATGTTGCTAAATTAAAGGAACACGATGAAAAACGTCTTAGTTTTAATGAGCGTATGGCTTATTGGAAAAAGTATCTAGAAGAACGTAAACAGGCTAAATAGTATTATGAAACTGAGTGAATTATTTACAGAAGATAGCAGAACGTCTATTACTAAAGATAAAGCAGATTATGAAGCAAAGCGTAAAGCATTGCAGGATATTCAGTTGGATCCTGAAACACACAAAAGCGAAAAGTTAAAGAAAGAACTTATGCGCAGAAAGTTTGAATTAGAGAAAGAAGCAGGTGAAAAGGGTTATAAAAGCGAATCTGCAACAGCAGGCGCTACAGCAGCAGGTAGTATTGCTAGTGTTGAAGCACCGCATTTAAGCCCAGGTAAAGCACGTGGTAAAAAGTCATATACAGGATCTCCGGGCAAAAGTGGTACAAAAGCACCACCACAACCTAAAGTAAATCAACCAAAAGCAGCCAACGGAACTGCCAAAAATGCGCTAGATATGAAGAATAGTATTTTTGGAGAGAATCCTGTAAGAAGATAAATACTTCTATAGAGAGGAACAACTATGGACAATAGAGAATTATTAAAAAAATTATATGAGATCGATCCTACTACGCCAAAAGAGGATTTGAATCGTTTAACAGAATTAGCAGAATCAACAGGTATATTTGTACAGCCTACTGATACAAAACTTATGGAAGCAGCACAAAACGTTGCTCCGAGAGACGAAGTAAATGATATTACAAAACTTGCAGGTGTTACTGTTCCTCAAACAAAGCAAGTTGTAACTGAGTCCAAAGTTGAAGAAGCAAAGCCAGACTACATTGACATCGATGGCGACGGTGACAAAAAAGAGCCTATGAAGAAGGCTGCTAAAGATGCTAAGAAAAAGAAAAAAGTAGACGAAGCAGAGCAAGTAATTAAAGCAGAGAAGAAAGCAAAATTACCTAGCAAGAAAAGCATTTTAATGATGTGCAGTAAAGGTATGTCAGTAAAAGAAATGTGTGAAGCACATCCAGATTGTGATCAAGAGAAACTAAAAGAAATGTGTGAATCTTGTATGGAAGAATACAAGAAGAAAAAAGACGAGTCAGTTTCTTTTGTAGATATGGAAGGCGAAATTGTAGAAGCAAAATCCGCTGCTCAAAAGAAAGCACAAGAAAAATTTAAGAATATGGTCAAAGGCAAAAAGTCCGACGATAAAGAAATGGACGAAGGTGCGTATGGCAAGAAGAAAAAGAAAACTGTAAAAGAATCAGCAGAGCCTAAAGAAACTAAAATGTCATTTGTAGAGATGATGAAATTAGTAAAAGAAAGCGGTGGACAACAAGCAATTGATCCTATGGACGATATCCTTTGGAATTGGGCTAACAGAGTTGCTGCTTCTAAAATTGAAGAGTCAAACAAACAAGAAATTTTTGCTGCAATGCTTTATGAAAGAAACGGTGGACGTTTTGAAATGTATGACGTTGTAGAAAAAAGTCTTACAGAAAATAAAGACTGCAACTGCGGACCAGAATGTGACTGCAAAGGCAAATGCGATGATAATTGCAACTGCGGACCAGACTGCTAATTAATTTAACCAAAATTATATAAAAAGCCAGTTAAACACTTGACTGGCTTTTTTTGTGACTATATAATACTAAAACACTAACAGGAGTATTATTTTATGACAGCAAGATCAAGTTACGGGCCTGAAGAAAAAGCAAAACTAGAACGTTTAATCAAAGAGGGTTCTAACGTGTTGCGTGAAGTAGAAGACCTAAACGAAGGACTTAAAGATACTGTAAAAGCAGTAGCAGAAGAACTTCAAATTAAACCTAGCACAATCAATAAAGCAATTAAAATTGCACATAAAGGTGACTGGCAAAAGCACGAAGAAGAATGGACAGAGATTGAAAGTATCTTAGGCATTACTAAGAACTTACCAGATGATGTGTCCGGTCCACGTGCGGACGACGAATAATTGGAAAAGATCAAAAACTTTTGGGTAAACAGTTACCAAAGCGACAAAGTTGCATTTGGTTTTGAACTTGTGAGTTTTATCTTTACAGTAGGTGCAAGTATGACACTTGCTCTTACAGCAAGGGATCCTAATATGCTAATTGTGTACCCAGGGTTCTTTGTAGGTAGTATTACTCAATGCTACGCATCTTTACGTAGAGGTGCTGCTTGGGTAACACTATTAACTTTTTACTTTGCTTGTGTAAACGTATTCGGTTATGCTGTAGCGGCTAACTGGATCTAGAAAGGACTACAATGCCTAAATTATATCACTTTACTATGGATAACAACGAAGTATATGAAGTCGTTGCAATGGACTTCAAAGATGCTTGTCTTACATTAGAAGAACAAGAACCAAACATCAATGTAAAGGATTTGCTAATGGTTGAAGAACATCCAACACCAAATCCTCTTGTAGATACAATCCACTAAAATAAACACTTGACAACAGGATATAGTTGTGTTATTATATAAACAATTATGTCTAAAAGGAAAGAATACACAACATTCGACCCACGTATCCATTTCAAAGGTGGAGGAGGATCAGGTTACCAAATGAAGAAAACTAAGAAGAATAAAAAGCCGCAACAGACTGGCAAGGGCCCAACCCAAGACGGTCTAGAGATTGCAAAAGTTTTTGGTTGGGATGTAGGAAAGATTGCAAATGTCAAATAAAGAACTTATTGTGTCTAATCATATTGGTCCAGGCGGCGAACCTGCTGATAGAATTTATGGTAATCTAAATGGCAATGTTAGATTAGTAAATGCTGATTACACAAGTTACAAAGGTAACATTAAAAGAAAGCGTATCTATAAAAAGAGTGTAATTGACGGAACTAACATTACAACGCACATTTATGTAACGGACGATGGACGTTATTTTGATAATGGCGGTATGCCTATTTTGAAACCTGATAATATAGAAGAGGATGATAATGACAGTACAAGTGAGTAAACCATATCAACCATTAGCGTGGTCAGGCACTACAGTATTGCTTACAGCGGCAGTGCTTATAAGTGCATTTCCAAATGAAATGTACGGAGTGTATGGTTTCTTTTTTGCTTCTGTTATTTGGACAGTGGTAGGTGTGTTGTGGAAAGAAAAAAGTTTAATTGTTTTGAACGGAGTTCTTTCCTTAATTTATACATACGGAGTCACAAAACATTTACTAAGTGTTTTTACAGGATAAGTAATATGAAGATGGTAAAGTCGGCCAATAAGCGACACGTTGGTATTTGCAAGCCTGAAATTGCATACAAGGAGAACAAATGAGCTACGTAGATGCATTCTATGATCGCGGTGAAGACACAATCAGAGTTGTCGAGCGAAAAGACGGAAAACGTGTATTCCACGAATACAATCCAAGACACATATTTTATTTCCCAGACCAAAGAGGTAAGTATCAAAGTATTTACGGGGAACCACTGTCGCGAGTAAACGCAAAGAATATTAAAGAACTGCGTAAAGAACTTGCAATTCATTCAAACAAAAAATTATATGAAAGCGATATAAATCCAATTTATCGATGTTTAGAAGACAACTACTTAAATGTTGATGCTCCTAAACTAAATGTAGCGTTTTGGGATATCGAGGTTGACTTTGATCCTGAGCGTGGATATGCATCTCCAGAAGATGCATTTATGCCTATTACATCAATTGCTGTACACTTGCAGTGGATGGATGAACTAATTTGTTTAGCGATTCCTCCAAAGACTCTAAGTATGGAAGAAGCACATAAAGCAATTGAAGGTATTCCTAATACTATACTGTATGACAATGAAGCAGATATGCTTGATGCGTTTTTAGATCTTATACAAGATGCTGACGTACTAAGTGGCTGGAACAGTGAAGGTTATGATATGCCTTACACTGTTAACCGTATTATCAAAGTTTTAAGTGCAGATGATACTAGACGTTTATGTTTGTGGGATCAAAAACCTAAGAAAAGAACATATGAAAAGTTTGGTAAAGAATCAACTACATATGATCTAATTGGGCGTGTACACGTTGATAGTTTAGAACTTTACAGAAAGTATAACTATGAAGAACGACATACATACAGACTAGATGCTATTGGTGAACTAGAGATTGGCGAGAAAAAGACTGTTTATGAAGGTAGTCTTGATGCTCTTTATAACAATGACTTTAGAACATTTATTGAATACAACAGACAAGATACTGCACTACTTGACAAACTAGATAAAAAACTAAAGTTTATTGATCTTGCAAATACTATTGCACACGAAAATACAGTGCTTATACAAACAACAATGGGTGCTGTTGCTGTTACAGAACAAGGTATTATCAACGAAGCACACAGACGTGGAATGATTGTTCCCAACAGAGTGAAACGTGAGCCAGGCAGTGAGCCTGCGGCAGGTGCTTATGTTGCATATCCTAAGAAAGGTATTCACGAATGGATAGGTAGTGTTGACTTGAATTCACTGTATCCATCTGTTATTAGAGCATTGAATATGGGTCCTGAAACAGTTGTTGGACAGTTGCGACAAGATGGTACTAAAGCACATATTGAAGGACAAATGGCAAAAGGCAAATCATTTGCTTCTGCTTGGGAAGGTATGTTTGGCAGTGTAGAATATTCAAGTGTAATGGATAAAGAAGTTAGTAGAGAAATTACTATTGACTGGGAACGTGGCGGAGAAGATAAAATTAGTGCCGCACAAGTTTATGACTTAATTTATGAAAGCAACCAGCCTTGGATGCTTAGTGCTAACGGCACAATCTTTACATATGAAAAAGAAGGAGTCATTCCAGGACTGCTAACACGTTGGTATAAAGAACGTAAAGAAATGCAGGCGAAGCAGAAAGAAAGTCAAAATGCAGGGAACAAAATTGAAGAAGAATACTGGGCAAAAAGGCAGTTGGTTAAGAAGATTCTACTTAACAGTTTGTATGGTGCTATTCTTAATCCTGGTTGTAGGTTTTTCGACAATAGGATTGGTCAAAGTGTTACACTTACAGGCAGATCCATTACACAGCATATGGCTGCAAAGATCAATGAGATAATTACTGGCACTTATGATCATACAGGTAAAGCAATTGTATATGGTGATACTGATTCTACATACTTCAGCGCATATAGTACACTAAAGAAAGATATTGAAGCAGGTGCTATTCCTTGGACAAAAGATAGTGTTATGGAGTTGTATGATACAATTGGTGAGAATACTAACTCTACGTTTCCGAAGTTTATGAGTGATGCATTTCACTGCCCTAAGAAGCGTTCAGAAGTTATTGCTGCTGCTAGAGAGATTGTTGCAAGTAAAGGCTTGTTCATTACAAAGAAACGTTATGCAGTTCTTTACTATGACATTGAAGGCTTTAGAACAGATACAGAAGGCAAGCCAGGTAAAATTAAAGCAATGGGTCTTGATCTTAAACGTTCAGATACTCCAGTTGTTATACAAGATTTCTTAAGCAATGTGTTAGAAATGGTACTGTCCGGTAAAGAGAAAGAAGCAGTACTAGATTACATTACAGAATTTAGAACAGAATTTAAGTCACGTCCAGGTTGGGAGAAAGGTTCTCCAAAACGTGCAAACAAGATCACAGAGTATGAAGCAAAGGAAAAGAAAGCAGGCAAAGTGAATATGCCTGGACACGTAAGAGCAAGTATCAATTGGATGACGCTTAAACGTATGAACGGAGACAAATACTCTATGAATATTACAGATGGTGCAAAAGTTATTGTCTGTAAGGTAAAGGACAATCCAATGGGCTATACAAGTATTGCATATCCTGTGGATGAGTTGCGTTTGCCTGAATGGTTCAAAGATTTGCCATTTGATGACGCAACAATGGAAAATACAGTGATTGATGAAAAACTCAAGAACTTGATTGGTGTATTGGAGTGGGATATAAGTTCAACCCGTTCCGATAATAATTTTAACAATTTGTTTGATTTTGAGTAAAAAAATTCTTGCACTTTCAATCAAACCTAAATATAATGTAAGTTACAGAGGAGAATTCAATGAAAGACATCTTACAAGATATTGTTAGTCATACACAGAACTTAGGTTTTCTAACTACTGTGAAAGTGACTGGCGAAGAAGCAGGCACATCGATGTTTTCAATGGCTGATGATAGATCAGTTATTATGGAAGCAGATACACATAACCCATATGCAGATATGATTGGCACATTTGGTATGCCACAATTAAACAAGTTGAAATACTTGATTGACGGTACTGAATATCAAAAGGACGCAAAGATTACTATTACAAACGCAGAACGTAATGGTGCAAATATTCCTGTAGGTATTCACTTTGAAAATGCAGATGGTGATTTTAAAAACGACTATCGTTTTATGAATCAAGAAATTATTAATGAGAAAATGAAAACTGTAAAGTTTCGTGGTGTAAACTGGGACGTAGAAGTTGTTCCTACACTTGCAGGCGTACAGCGTTTTAATTTCCAAGCAGGGGCTAATCCAGAGCATCCAACATTCTTAGCAAAAACTGAAGATGGTAACTTAAAGTTTATCTTTGGTGATGCAAGTACACACGGTGGCGAATTTATTTTTGCAACTGATGTAACTGGTACACTTGACAGAGGCTGGACTTGGCCTGTAGCAAGTATTCTAGCAATCCTTAAGATTGCAGATGTTAACAATACTAAGATGAGCATTTCCAATGAAGGTGCAGTGCAAATTACACTAGATAGCGGATTAGCAAAATACAAATATATTATTCCAGCACAGGCGGCTTAAATGAAAGATCAAACAAACTTATCACCACTACAGAAAGATTACGCAGTGTTTCTTCCTGCGATTAGTTCTTTCTTTAGTACCTATGTTGCGAAACAAAGACTAGAAGAATTTGTTCCGCAAGATCGTATTCCTAAAGGATTCGATAGAGGTATTGAAGGTATGAACTTTTTGAATGAAGAAGCAGGGTACTTTACATACAAGTATGGACTTTATAGTGCAGGTCACGCACAACTTGATTTGCAAAAAAGTCTAGTACAAGAAAGTATGATCCAAGATAGAAATCGAGACAAGACGATGATACTTGGAGACTCCGGCGGATATCAGATTGGTAAAGGTGTTATTAAGTTTGATTGGTTAAATTTTGAAGGTGCTGAAGCAACTAAAGTAAGGCAACGTATCTTAGAATGGTTAGAACTAACTGCTGACTGGTCGATGATGCTTGATGTTCCAACTTGGGCTTGTGATCATATTCACTCTCCTAAAACAGGACTAAAAACATTTGAAGACTGTCTTGATAAGACTCGTTACAATAACAAATACTTCCTTGATAATCGTTTAGGTCAAACTAAGTTCTTAAATGTATTGCAGGGTTCAAACTGGGATACTGCTGAAAGGTGGTACGAAGGTGTAAAAGAATTCTCCGATCCTGCGGTATATGGTGATAAGGCTGCTGAAGGTTGGGCAATGGGTGGTGCTAATATGTGCAAGATGCCAATTACACTACGTAGATTGATTACAATGAAGTTTGATGGTATGCTTGAAGGTAAAGACTGGATGCACTTCTTAGGTACAGCACAACTAGATTGGTCGTGTTACTTAACAAGTATTCAAAGAATTATTAGAGAGCAAATTAATCCTAACTTTACTATTAGTTTTGATTGTGCATCTCCGTTTATTGCAACAGCACACGGACTTGTATATACAAATGCACAACATTCAAGCAAACGTTGGTCAGTGATTATGGACAAGGCTCCGGACAATAAAGCACTTGCTCAACGTCACGATATACAGTTTCCATTTGAAAGTGAAGTTGGAAGACGTATGACAATTGCTGACATCTGTCATTATGCTCCGGGTATGTTGAATAAGATCGGTAAAGAAGGCAAAACAAGTTGGGATAGTTTTGCGTATGCACTTATGATGTCGCACAATGTAGAATGTCATATTAAAGCAGTACAACGTGCAAATACACTTATGGATATTGAGATTGCAAAAGCACAGCCTGATTGGAGACAATGGCGTAAAGTAAAAGAAGCAGATAAGAGTGATGAATACTCTGAATGGGTTCCACGTAACATCTTATACTTTGATAGATTTGTAAAAGAACTATTCGGGCAGCCAACTAAAGAGGCAGCGTTTGCAATGATTAAAGAAGCAGACAGTTTCCTAAAAGATCTTGAAGGTGCTAGACTGCGTGGTGGTGTAACTAACATTTCTGATAGTTTGTTTGTAGAAGTTGACGAGAACGGTGAAGAAGAAGTTCCGTGGACTGATGATAGAGAAGATACTGAACTTGATAAACTTGAGGAACAATTACAGGAGGCGTAATATGTCCGACTATACAAAACGTTTACTTTGGTTAAAAGAATCACACAAATTCCTAAATACACAAGTAGACAAAATGGAAAAGACTGGTAATTTTAAAGACGAAGAATTAAGTGAAATGAAAAAGAAACGTCTTAAACTTAAAGATCAAATTGAAAGGATTGAAAAGGAACATACAGTATGAACCGTGATTACGAAAATGGCAAAGCAGACAATGTTAGATTCTTTTCAGGCTTTGAAGTTGAAAAGACTCCTGCACATTTGAAACTTACATTATTTGTCACAGGCATTAACGATGTACAAATTATTAGAGGACATTTAGATACTCACAAGCATATTTTCTTTGGTGCTAATCATAGTTTTGATCCTGCTACTGAAAACCATAGTGCAGATTATTATGAAGAATGGGAGAAGATGATTCAACCATTTTTACAAGAAGGATATCTATGTAGTTTAGATATTCCAATTAATGCAGCAGAAATGTTTTTAGATGGACCATTAATTGAATACGAAAATTTTATTCCGCAACTACGTGTTCCAATTCCTTATATAAAACAATGGAACTACAACACAATGATTAAGATTGATGATAAAGATTTCCAAGCAACAAATCCAGGTGTATGGTGTCATAGATTGCACACACTAATGGATGAAGAAAGATTCACTAATTGGGAAGAATATAAAAACGATAAAATAGTGGATGACAACTAGAACAAAAGGTAGTATACTATGGGTATAACTGATACAATGATGAAAGAAGCAATGGCAGAAGACAATCATAGACGTATTATGTCTACAGCAAAAAGAATGATTTGGGTAACGTTCCGAAAGGAAGGTATCCACAAATATCCTGCGGCACTGGAAGATCCAGCACTTGCAACAGGTGATGAATATGATGTTTCGTTTTTGGGATATCCCCATAGACACATATTCCACTTTAAGGTCGGTATCACTGTAACACACAACGACAGAGATATTGAGTTCATTCAATTTAAACGTTGGTTAGAAAAACTGTATGAGGAGAAAACCCTTGAACTAGATTATAAAAGTTGTGAAATGATATGCGATGATCTATACGAACAGATTATTGCAAAACATCCAGGCCGTGAAGTCCATATTGACGTAAGTGAAGATGGAGAAAACGGTGCCCACATTGAGTATGCAAGATAGAAAAGGAGATTACAGTGTCTTATTTTGCAGACAATCCCAAGATTGTCAAGGTGTTCAATGACCTTGATAAGTTCCGTGATTTTTGTCGTTTTGAATGGTTGCCATTCGATGAGAAAAATTTGTACAACAACTCTAGTAGAGAGTGGCGTGCATTTACCAAGCGGAACAATAACCACTATAAGAAGCGTGGTAGAAATTTTAACAAAAGGAAATAACAATGAACATTTGGTTAGTTGACTTAGAAGCAGTAGAAACACGTTACACAAAACAATGGAAAACTGAGTTTCCTAAAGTTCTAAAGTCTGCTGGCCACAATGTTAAAGTTATTAGCGGAGGGGATACGCCACAGGCAACTACACCTGGGGCGTTCCTCAACTTCGGCGGCACTAATGTTTACAAAAGCAATCAACAAGCACAGATTGCAGAAGCATTTTGTAATGGCGAAGTAAAAGACGGAGACTACTTCCTATACACAGATGCTTGGAATCCTACTGTAATACAATTAAAGTATATGGCAGAGTTACTAGGTGTTAAAATAAAAATAGGTGGTATGTGGCACGCCGGTAGTTATGATCCTGAAGATTTTTTAGGTAGACTTATAGGCGATGCTCCGTGGGTTAGAAATGCAGAACGTAGTATGTATGATTGTTATGATCATAATTTTTATGCAAGTGACTTCCACATCGATATGTTCTTTAAGTCCTTTCCAGACTTAGATAAAAGCAAGGTTGTAAAGACAGGTTGGCCATTTGAATATATGGATAACACACTTACTCCTTATAAGCATATGGACAAAAAGGATACTGTTTTGTTTCCGCACAGACTTGCTCCGGAAAAACAATTGAACATATTTCGTGACTTAGCAGACACACTTACACAGTACAATTGGGTAGTTTGTCAAGAACATAACCTAAATAAGAATGAGTATCATAATCTATTAGGAGAGTCTAAACTAGTATTCAGTGCTAACTTACAAGAAACACTAGGTATAAGTTGGTATGAGGGTGCAGTAGTAGGTTCATTACCTATGGTTCCAGATAGATTAAGTTATAGTGAAATGGCAATTGATGACTTTAAATATCCAAGTGAATGGACTGATTCTTTCGAATCTTACAAATTACACAAGGATAAAGTAGTAGCCAAAGTTATTGATTATATGGAAAATTACAAAAACTATCTTCCAAGCCTAAATAAACAAGTAGCCAAACTAAATGGAGAATATTTTAGTTGCAAAGGTTTACTAGACGTGCTACATTAATAATATGCGCAATCCACTGCGTTAACATCGGAGATTAAATTGAAAAAATACGAAGAAATAGCAAAACGCTTACAAGACACAAAAACTAGATATTGGGCAGGCGATAATATCAGTGATTTTATTTTTGAAGGCGAAAAAGAACAACTTATCAAAGAAGCCACTGAAAAGTTTGAAGGTGTACTAGATGCACTTGTAATTGACAGACATAACGATCCAAACAGTATAGGAACTGGTAAACGTCTTGCAAAGATGTATATCAATGAACTAATGGCAGGACGTTATGATCCTATGCCTGGTGCGACAGCATTTCCAAATGACAGTGCTTCACGTTATGAAGGTATGCTAGTAGTACGTTCAGAACTTACAAGTATGTGTTCACATCATCATCAAATTGTAAGAGGCGTTGCATACATTGGCATTATTGCCGCAGACAAACTAATTGGATTGTCTAAGTATACACGTATTGCACAATGGTGTGCTGAACGTGGTACATTGCAAGAAGAACTTGCAAATGATATTACTCGTGAAATACAAAAAGCAACAGGTGCAGAACACTTAGGTGTGTATGTACAAGCAACACACGGTTGCGTTGAAAACAGAGGTGTTAAAGCACATAGTTCACTTACACAAACTACCGTACTCAAAGGCGCATTCAAAGACGATGCGGCTACTAAGAAAGAGTTTATGGATAACATTAAATTACAGCAATCATATGCTTGTGATAGATAAGGAGTAATTATGCCAATACCAGAAAGAGTTTACGTTCCAGCAGCCAAAGATCCAGGCTTAGGACATTTTTATATTAGTTTAATTAAAAGTGTTGTAAGAATAGGAGCAGGTATTTCACTTGCACTAGGAGGTTATTATCTAGGTGCAAATGACTGGGGCTTCTGGATTTTAATTGCAGGTGTTGCATTTGTTCTTGCAGAGATTCTTGGAATAGTTGAGGAGATTGTATAATGGACCTCAATAAAGAAAGAGTATATGCTGTGCAACCACAAAAGACACAAAACGATATTAAAATATTAACCCCTAACGAAGCACTTATGTACAATCTAAGAGGCATTAAACTTTTAGATATGACAGAACGACATAATCTTACACCACACAAAGTTAGATTATCACGTGCTAATATGCCAAAGGAACCATTCTATGGAACAATATTCGGAAAAGAAACAGAACCAGCGTAAAGCGGCTATCGAGAAGGTTCTTAAAAATAAGAAACTTCCTGAAGATATGAGAATTATTTGGATGAGACATCTTAATAATCTCAGTGTTAACGAAGATGAATATAACGAGAAAGTAAAAAATATCTATGCAAACTTACGACCCTGGACAACCATTGCGTGATGACCTAATGGTGCAAGAGCAGATAGATGGCTCTTGGCAACATATGGTCGGTGTAATTTGTTTAAACCAAACAAATAGAAAACAGGTTAAACGTGTACTTCCTGTGCTGTTTAACTTATGTCCTACACCTATGCATTACCTAAATAGTTTACCAGAAACTATAAAAGAAATAATCAAACCTTTAGGAATGGTTAATATACGTGAACATCGTATTCGTAGAATGTCAAAAGATTACTTGACTTGGGACGGAAATGATGCTACTATGTTATATGGAATTGGAAAATATGGTTCTGATAGTTATGAGATATTTTTCAAGGATAATTACAGCGTACAACCAACTGATGGTGAGCTGAATAGATATTTGAACGAAGAGGTTTTTAATGTTTCTTAAGTTACTAGATAAACTAGGACGTAAGCGTACAATATATGATAGAGATGGTACTATTCCATATCTTGATCGCTATTATATATTTTTAAAAGACAGAAAGAACTTTCCGTTTAACATTACACTGCATAAGGTAATGGTAAGCGATGAAGATGTATTACACGACCATCCGTGGTCATATGCTACACTTATTTTGAAAGGTGGGTACTATGAACACATTCCTGTATACAATGATACTACAGGCGGAGTAGTTGGTGCAACTAGAGTATGGCGTGGTCCTGGACATTTTAGATTTAGAAAAGCAGATGACCTACACTGGTTAGAACTTGCAAAAGACAAAGACGGAAACGAAATTCCTTGTTGGAGTTTGTTCTATATGGGCAAAAAAGAAAAGGAGTGGGGCTTTTTACCTTTTAATGGAAAAGGTGAACTTGAAGAACGTGGGTACCGTTGGGTACACAATGAACAATACTTGGAAGGACGTAATGGTTAAAAAGAAATATTATAGTTGGGCTGACGTTGAAAATATGTGCGTTAGCATTGTAAATAAGATGTATGCAGATAATTGGACACCTGATTATATTGTAGGCATTACTAGAGGCGGAAACGTCCCTGCTACTATACTAAGTAATATGACAGGGATACGTTGTGAAGCACTTAAAGTAAGTTTACGTGATGATGATTGTGATAGTGAAAGCAATGCTTGGATGTCAGAAGATGCATACGGTTACGATGATGAAGGTTCTTATGCTCCTGAAATGGGAGAGTTTAAAAATAAACCACTTGGTAAAAACATTCTAATCGTAGATGATATTAATGATACAGGTGCAACATTTAATTGGATCAGAGATGATTGGCAGAAAAATTGTTTACCTAATTCACCTCTATGGGAGCAGGTGTGGGCAAACAATGTTCGCTTTGCAACGCTAACAGAGAATATGGCAAGTGAGTTCGGACTAGTTAATTACTGTTGTGATATAGTTAACAAAGCCGAAGAAGATGTTTGGTTAGTTTACCCCTGGGAAAATGTTGGAGAATATAAATGCGAGTAACTACAGATACATTTGTTGAAATTGAAAACGTACAGACTGGCAAAAAAGAAAATGCTAGTATTGGTATGTTTAAAGAAGAAAATATGATGGAAGTTTTTATTGTTGGCAATAGACTAGTCCTTAAATATAAAAAGTCAGCAGGTATGTATATTGGTTCTATTTACGGTATGGAGTTTCAAAGTAAAGGACCTGATATGGCAAATGTAAAAGAGTGGAGAGCATAAATGATAGATACACTTGAAAAGGCGCAACAAGATGGTAGAGCACCTTGGACAGATGTAGAAATTGATACTAGAGAATTTGTAGTATACAATGACATTTACCCTGTCACAGAAGGACATACTCTAGTTGTACCAAAACAAAATACAGAAGAAAACATTTTAAAATGTTTTAACTTTGCACTTACAATGGGTAACGATAATATTAAGTCAGAAAAAAACAACATAACAGGTTATAACGTGGGAATAAATATGGGACAAAGTGCAGGACAAACTTGTTACTATCCACACGTTCATTTAATTTTCCGTCGAGATGGCGATATGGAAGATCCGCGAGGAGGCGTTAGAGGCGTCATTCCATCAAAACAAAACTACAAGGAAGGACTATGACATTGAAACAAACATTAATCAATGCTGCAAGGAAACACGCAGAAGCAGAAATCGAATTGCATAAGGCCAACATCGAAGTTTATATGCAACAAGTAGTTGGTATTGGCGAACACAGTGACATCATTGAAACTATCCAAAAAGAGTTAGATAAGATGGCACAAGCGAACGATAGACTAGAAATGCTGGACAAGCATTTTGGTGAATAAGACATATCAAATAAAATTAGAGGAAGATCCGGAAAATAAAGATCTGGTTCTTCCTATCCCCACTGAATTACTAAACCAAATGGGCTGGGATATTGGAGACGATTTGGTTTGGACAGACAACTTTGATGGTACGTTTTCACTTACTAAAGAGGTTGACAAATCCATTAAGAAAGCGTATAATAAACACAATGACGATAGCAACTGATAAAAAGTATTACTACAGCGAAATCTTTCACAGTATTCAAGGTGAAGGACACTATACTGGTGTGCCTACTGCTTGGATACGTTTCTTCTTATGCAATTTACAGTGTAATGGCTTTGGACAGATAGATCCTACAAATCCTGATACATATGATTTGCCGTTTGAAAAGTTTGATACAAGCACAGTAGAACGTGTAGAAGACTTGCCTGTATGGGATAAAGGTTGTGATAGCAGTTACACTTGGAGTAAGAAGTTTAAACATCTAATGGGGCAAAAGACTGCTGTCGAACTAGCACAACAAATTATTGATACACTTAAAACAGATAGTAATCCAGAAGGTAAGTTTTTACATCCTGTTACAGGACAAAGACAACACTTTTGCGTTACAGGTGGCGAACCACTTATGAAACACGCACAAGATGCCTTCATTGGTATTATGAGAGAATTTAAACGTATGGGCAATATGCCTGCTAGTGTAACATTTGAAACTAATGGTACACAAACGCTAAAACAAGAATTTATTGACTACTGGACTAAAGAAGCAGATGATGATATCGAACTGTTCTTTAGTGTATCTCCTAAGTTATGGAGTGTAGCAGGCGAAACTGCTAAGAAAGCAATTAAGCCTGAAGCAGTAGCACAATACAGAACATTGTCTGATAAAGGACAATTAAAGTTTGTTGTAGGTTCCGAACAACAACAGTGGGATGAGATGGAAGATGCTATCGCACAATTTAAAGCACAAGGGGTTGATTATCCTGTTTGGGTAATGCCAGTTGGTGCTAGAGAAGAAGAACAAACAGCAACAGCCGGAGCAGTTGCTAAGATGGCATTCGAACGTGGATATAATGTAGCCGCAAGGGTACACGTATACTTGTTTGGTAATGCTATCGGAACATAGGAAAAGTTATGGACTTTATAAAAAACTTATTTGGTAAAGGTAAAGCAGAAAAGAAGCCTGGACTAAGTGATAAAGAAGTTGCTACAAAGAAAAAAGAACCTTGGGTGGGCGTGTTGAATACACACGTTAACAAAGAAAATGTTCGAAATGGCTTCTTTGAACTTGACTGGAACCAGTACTTTATAGTACAATTAAAACAACAAGGGTATGGAGTTGAAAATGATCCAGACGAAGAAGTAGTTGATCGTTGGTTTAGAGAACTTTGTGCAAATGTAGTAGTCGATGGTGACTACGGAGGACCGTTGGAAACTGGGTCTTTAGATATCAGTTCCGTGAAAAGAGAAAATGAGTAAAATGACGCACATCATAGTTGATACAGCAAACACGTTCTTTCGTGCAAGACACGTTATAAATGGCGATGCAGATATTAAGTTGGGTATGGCTTTCCATATTACATTGAATAGTATTAAGAAGGCTTGGCAAGACTTCAATGGTACACACGTTATCTTTTGTCTTGAAGGACGTAGTTGGCGTAAAGATCATTATGAGCCATACAAGCGTAATAGACAGGTTGCACGTGATGCATTAACAGAACAACAGCAAGAAGAAGATAAAGTATTCTGGGAAGCATTTGATACATTTAAAGATTTTGTTTCTGACAAAACTAACTGTACTGTTCTGCAACACAATGAACTAGAAGCAGATGATCTTATTGCAGGTTGGGTACAAGCACATCCAGATAGTGATCACGTTATTATTAGCACTGATACAGATTTCCAGCAGTTAATTGCTCCGAACTGTCGACTGTATAATGGTGTACAAGAAGTAACTACAACTACAGAAGGTTTCTTTGATAAGAAAGGTGAACTAGTAATTGATAAGAAAACAAAACTACCTAAGGTAGTAGATCCAGAATGGATGTTGTTTGAAAAATGTATGCGTGGTGACACAAGTGATAATGTGTTTAGTGCATATCCAGGTGTACGTAAGAAAGGCACTAAGAACAAAGTTGGTTTGCTAGAGGCGTTTGCTGATAGACAAACTAAAGGCTTTAATTGGAATAACTTGATGCTACAACGTTGGGTTGATCATAACGGTGAAGAACATCGTGTACTAGAAGATTATGAACGTAACAAAACTATTATTGATCTTACTGCACAACCTAGTGAAGTAAAAGAAAAGATAGAAAGCACAATCAGTACAGCAATTGAAGCAGATAAAAATATAAGTCAAGTTGGTGTAAGACTTATGAAGTTCTGTCATTTGTATGATTTGAAGAAAATATCAGATCAAGCACAAGCATATGCAGAACCGTTAAATGCGAGGTATAAAATATGACAGTAATTCAAGCAAAGCCTATCATTGCTAACAAATTTTGGATTGTAGAACAAAACGGTGAACGTATTGCTACATTACGTAAGAACGAAGAAAACTTTTTTGTCCTTAGTAATGAAAGCACTGTTACACGTTTTAAAGATAAAAAAGCATTACAAGATCAGTTCGGCAGCGACTTTTTTATTGCTAAAGTAGTTAGAGATAGCAAAGATAGTTTACCTTCAGAAGTACACGGTTTTAGCACAAGTAGTAAGCCACATAATGCTATGTACGATATTAAAAACAAACTGCCTTTGTTTACTAAAAGCAAAGATAGTAAAAGTTTATACTGTGCAGGTTACTATGTAATTAGATTTGACAAAGGCTGGGTAAAGTCTTTTTGTCCTAAGTTAATTACACTACAGCGTTATGAGTATAAAGGTCCATTTAAAACAGATATAGAAATGAAGCAGGTATTAAGTCGTGTCAACAAATGAACTTCCAACAACTATGCCTAGTATACAAAGATTGCTACAACGCATATCAAGTGCAGAAAAAAGCAATCAAAAAGAAATAAGAATTACTATACAAGAAGCACGTGAATTAACAACTGATTTAGCATTACTTACAAGCAGATTAGGTACTACAGTGCAAGAAGTTCATACTATGTTACGTAAAATTAAACAAGATAGCGAGGAACTTGAAGTTAAATTTGATGGCGGCGACTTCTAATTTTTGATAAATATATACGTAGTTAATTAAGGAAATTACGTATATGAGCAGACCTAAACCAAATGTGATTCTTGAACATACTAATAAAGAATCGTTTAAATTAGAGCAGATACTTGAGAGCGAAGCCATTTGGGCCGTGTTCTATAAAGGTAAGCCTTTTAATTTAAAAAGCGGAAGTATGATATCTAGTTACCCAGGACCTAAGTATAAGAAAGTATCATTTAGTAATCCAGGTCACGCTAGAAACTTAGCAAAGAAACTTAACAAACTTTTCGATACTAATGACTTTACAGTATACAAACTTACAGACGGAGAAAAAGAGTAGTGTGGACGAAAAGCACAACTACACATCAATATTCCTAAAAGCCGCCGAACTTTCCGACGACATTACACCCGATCTTATCAAACAGAAAAAACTACAATGGTGGTGGAATGTAAGAACGAAAGATAGCGGCGGCTTAAGACTGACAGAAGAAGGCTTGAACTTTATACAAGTTGACGCCAAAATTAAAACATACAAAATAGATTTTCCAAAAGACTTTAGTGTAACACCACAAGTGCTTTTATGGCTTGACAATTTCATAGAATCACCGTATTATATAACTAAGAAAGCAATTACAGTTCTTAAAGAACGTAGTGCTTTTGAGTTGTATTTGTTCAGTGGAGACGTTAAAAAGTTTGGTTACAATAAAGCACTATCCAAAAGAATGAATCAGAATTAAAATTTATAATAGTAGCAGTTAATAAATAATATTATGATAGACTTGAATCCATTAGAAGTACTGCAAGAGAGAAAGATTGACGTTTTGCCACCGCACTTTGCAAAACACAAACTTTTTAACAGCAGAAGAGAAATCCAAACTATTTCAGAATGGGTTAGAGACAAACTTAATGGAAGATATTGCATTGCAAATTATCCGAATTTGGACAGTTCAGATAAGTTAGCAAGTGCCACTTACATTGGGTTTGAAGATCAAAAAGAACTAACATACTTTATGTTAGCCTGTCCACACTTAAGGAGAAACTAAAAATATGACTGAAGAAGTTAAAAAAGAAGCAGCACCCGCACAAAGCGGACCTGTACCTACACCAGGTGTAGAACAAGCACCAGCAGCACCAGATCTTAATGTATCTGATCTTACTGGCGTAAAAAGTATCATTGATATCGCTACACAGCGTGGCGCATTCAAAGCAAACGAACTAGAAGCAGTAGGCAAACTTTACAACAAGTTGAATACGTTTTTAGATCACGTTGCTAAAACACAGTCTGCTAACGCAGAAGCACAAGCGGCTGCAAACACTCCGGCACCAGAAGCGCCGGCAGGTAAATAGGAGACCAATTATGGCAAAAGAAATTAAACACACTGGAAAGATGAAAAACACAGGCAACAGAGTTGCTGTTGTGTTTAGAACCGTACCAGGTGAATCAGATCAATGTTTAGTCATTGACTCTGCAACTTTACCTGATATGTACCACGATTCGCTTATGACAGCAATTGAATCAGACCAAGCACAAGAAAGTTTTGAACTTGGCGAGTATATGTTCAGAAGTAGATTTCCAGATGGTAAAAATATGCTAGAAGCAATGCAGCAATCAGGTAGATTGCACAAAGTTGCAACTAGTGATGTTTTGATGACACCAACACCTACAGACAGTGTTGCATTATCAGAACTTAACAGTCTTATTGCAGAACAAAGAAATGTTGCAGTAGATCAGTTGTACACATTTGTTAGTGGCGCACCTCAAGCAGGTCAAGCAGTAACAGATACTCCTGCAGAAGCAGCACAACCTGCTCCGGCAGCAGCAGATCAAGGCGCATTAAGCGATAAAGACTTAGCAAAATCATATCGTAGTCAAGCAGACGGAATGTATAAAGAAGCCGCAAGATTACGTAGAGAAGCAGACGAACTAGATCCTCCTGCAAAGAAGAAGAAGGCTACAGTCGCTGAAAGTGCATAAGAAATATTTTAGACCTCCATCACATATCGTAAAGGAATGGCCTGAAGTATTTGAGGACTTGTATATCAATACGATGCCCATTGCTTATGTGGACACAATGATTCTGGAATTCAGTGATGGCAGAATATGGGAAATAGATGTTAAAGCCCAAACTGCCAACACTGATCCGGATGAAGTTGCCAAAAAACTATTAGATACTCTGTCTGAGTATAAAGACACAA